TTAAGGGGTAATTTATGGCAGATGAAACACAAGTCGTAGAACCACAAGTTCAAGCGCCAGCACCAGACGTGACATCGAGTCCGGTGGTTTCTGATCCGTTTTCATTGGATGAGAATTCACTAGCAAGTCTCTCGCCGGAACAACGCGCGAGTCTCGATCCTATATTCTCGACGTGGAAACAGAAAGCGATGGAAGAAATCTCGAAACGGGAATCGTCTGTTTCTGAGAAGTTCAAGCCTTACCAAGAGAAAGCGACGGCGTTGGATAAACTGACGAAGTACGGTCCGTTTGTTCAGTGGTGGAACGAGCAGCAGAAAGCGCAAAGCTCGCCAACCCAATCGACCGGCGCAACGCCTCAGATCGCAACGCCCGAAGAATGGCAGTCGGCTATCTATGACGCTTCTCAAGGAGACGGAGGAAAACTTCAAGCGCTTCAATCGAAGCTTCTTTCTCAGTGGGCAACACCGGTGGTTCAGGAACTTCAAGCTCGTCAGAAGAAGATTGATACCCAGCTTGAACTTAAAGACTTGTTTGAATCTCATCCTGATGCGAAAGAGTTGGATCGTATTGGTCTTGATTCGAAGACTGGCGAAGGGACGTCCATTTTGGAAATGGCTCTTGATTGGGCCGAGCGAAATGGGAAGTCGTTAGAAGACGGATACATGATGGCAAAGAGATGGGCTGATAATTTCACCGTCGGAGCCCAACAGAAAGCGATGGGTATGATTCAGGAAAAACGAGGTTCTGTGACGGAAGGTCAGACCACAAACAAAACGAATGTGAATCTGATCGAAGTTGAAAACCAAGATGAACTCATGCGCCGAAGCATGGAAGCGCAGTTAAACGGTCAGCATGATTTGCGGTTCATTATTAAAGGATCTCGAAGGTAATTTTAGTAGTCGTCCGATTTGTGATTAGAGTCTCAGGCTTTATACACGAGTCGAGTTAAGGGGAATTTAGGAGAAGTAAAATGGCTGTTTCAGATACAGTATTTACGTACGGCCCAGCGAACGTCACAAGTCTTATCGCGACGACTCTGAGTACGTACGGTAAATCTCTTGCAGATAATATTCACAAGGCGATCCCGGCACTTGCTTGGCTCACAATTAAAAAACGGGTGACGGAAGAAGGTGGCGCTTCGATTGTTCGTTCTGTTGTTTATGGAATGAACTCGACTGCTGGTTTCTATGCGTCGGATGATGTTTTGGATACAACCATCCAAGACAACTTCACAGCGGCTCAATATCAATGGCGTCAGGCTGCTGCCTCGATTGCTGTGACGGGTCGTATCGAACTTCAAAACGCTGGCAAAGCGCAAGTCATCGATTACGCGAAAGCGCAAATTGATAACGCCTTGGCCTCGCTTAAAGAAGTCATCGATCAAAAGCTCTATGCAACCACTCAAGTCGGTTCCAACATCACCCCTCTTCCTGCTCTTATCTTAGGATCAGGTACAGTCGGCGATATTAACGGAACAACCAACACCTGGTGGCAGTCAGCGGTCACAGCTTCTGGTTCTTTTGCAGCGCGTGGTCTTTCGGACCTTCGTAACGTCTGGGATACCGTCTCTGTTAAGATGCCAGCTGGCGGACCGGACTTGATTCTTTCGGATCAAACAGCTTATGAAGCTTATGAAGCCACTCTTACTCCGACGGTTCGTTATACCGACGTGAACATGGGCGATCTCGGATTCTCCAACCTTAAATATAAGGAAGCGGTTTGGACTTGGGATCCGAATGGTACCTCAGGCTATGTGTTCCTTCTTAACTCCAAAGCTATTGAACTCGTTCAACATCAAAACAGGCTCTTCACGATCAGTGAATGGGTGAAACCAGCGAACCAAGACTTGAAAGTTGCTCAAGTGTTCTGGGCTGGCGAACTCACAACCAATAACCGTCGTAAATTAGGGTTACTCACTGGCGTGACAGCATAAGGAGGCGTTATGGCTTCTTTAAGAACACCAACACCAATTGAGGGCGGACAGAAGGTCATTCGTATATTCAAGGTTCCATCTTGCGTAACGGGTGACACTGTTTATGTGTCTCCTCCTGGTAAAAGCTGGCAGGTTGTTAATACGACCACAGCTGATGCCGTTACTGCGACATATTCAGCAACAACGAATCTGTTCACAATTACGGTAGCCAATACTCCAGATATTCATATCTGGGTTTTGGATTAGGGAGGATCTATGGCATTCAGTGCGACGATTAGAGGTCAAGCTTATTCTGGTCCAATCATGAGGACTATCTATGGCGACTGGACTGGAAATGCTGGAGATGCTGCTGGAACATTCGTGGTTGCTGGTAATGTGGTGAAAGCGGATTTTGTGAAGTACGATCCGCTCGATCAAACATATCAGGGTCTTGCTAGAGTTGGAATTGTTCAATCTGGATCGTTATCAACTTTAACAATCGAAAATCAAGATAATGTGACAGCAGGTCATTTCGTTCTTCAGGTCTTAGGAAATTAGAAATAAATAGGTGACTCCACGCAACGATCTTGCGGAGGGTTCCGAAGGGGTGGAGACAGGCCGGACGGTCTAGCACCTATGATTAAGGGGTAAAGGTAGGAAATTATGTTGTGGAAACAAGCAGCTTTAGGTCAAGAAACAGGTTACGGCGTTTATCAAAACGTCGAAGCTTCTTCTTTGACGACAGGTTATGCGGTGGCGCTTGCTGCTGCTGCGGCCTCGTTTGATGGAACACATGCATGTCTTGCTGGCACTGCGGCCACAGGCCGTCAGATCAATTGGATCGGTATTGCAAAAAGCGATATCGCGCCCAATGCCTATGGTCTTGTTCAGCAATACGGTTATTGCGCTAGTGTGTTTATCTCAAACACTGGAACTTCGGTTACCATTACTCTTGGTGACGCTTGCGTTCCTGGCGCGTTGGCTGGTGGAGTTGGTTCTGCAGTTCCCACTTGGGCAAACTCTGGATTCGCTTGCGTTATTGCGATCTCGACTCCCGCCGCTGTTTCAGCTGCTGGTTGGATGTCTGGATTCATTAAGCATGGTATCTAAGTTAGAAAAAATTCTTGATAAATACTTCGACCGGTGGTTGGGGGTTAACACTCCCAACCTACCGGCGAGGATACTCTGGTGTAAGTCGTGCAATAGATGGATTTCTTTGAAGCAAATTGAAAAGGGGCAATGCGTCGGACATAGTTTAATTTTAAAAACGCATTACATATGGAACTACTTCCAAACACTGATAAATCTGTAAAACGAGTCTTGGTCGGTATCCCTCTAAAAGGGCATACACCACCGGAATCGTACCATGATCGAATGCTCATGAGTTATTACATGGGTGGCATGGAGATAAAACAAAAATACGAGAAGATGAACCCTCGATATGAGTTTGTTTGGGTTTCGACAGGAGAGATTTTTATTCCGTTTGCTCGTGAGATGTTAGCGGATCAAGCAGTTAAGTACGACTGTGATTATATTTTCATGGTCGACGATGACATGATGGCCCCTGTGGATCTATTTTATGAACTGGTCAAACATGACGTTGATATCGTTGCACCGTTAGCTTTTACTCGCAATCCACCTCACAGGTCTGTGATGTTTCAGATGATCGAAGGATACGATAAGGTTATGGGCCAGAATTACCATATTCCCAATCCCGTGATTAATTATCCGAGAAATAAACTGGTTGAATGCGACGCTGTTGGATTTGGCGCTATCCTCATAAAAACAGAAGTCATGAAGAAGATGAGTAAGCCGTGGTTTATGGGATCTCATGGGACTGGTGAAGATGTCCATTTTTGTGTTGCAGCAAAGAAATTAGGATTTAGAGTTTTCATGGACACGTCCGTTAAACTTGGTCATTTATCACATCCGATTATTGTCACTGAAGAATACTCGGATAAGTTCAATAAGCTAACAGAAGAAGAGAAAGATAAATTTTACGGTAAGTTTCAAAAATACGAACCCACGGAGATTGTGAAACCTTTATGAGTCTTGTATCTATAATAATTCCGACATTCAACAATCGTCAATACCTAGAACCGTGTGTTAATTCAATTTTGCTTCATCAATCAACGCCAGGTCTTTACAAAATTATCATTATCAATAACGGCGATAAGGGTTCTATTCCTAACTGTGTTAATCCAGAAGTTACAATCATCAATGCTGGAAAGAATTTGGGTTGGGAAGGTGGACTTAAAGAAGGACTTAAATACGCCGATACTCCGTTCGTTGTGTTCATGAACGACGACACCTATATTCCTATGTCTTCGGCAGGATGGCTTTATCAACTCTTGCAAGATTTCGCAGATCCTAAAGTCGCAGCGTCTGGTCCAGCTTCAAACTGTGTCATGGGTATGCAAAACATTTTTGCGATGGGTGGACAAGATGTCGGAATCCAGGTTAATTTTCTTATTGGTTATTGCATGATGGTAAGGAAGTCAGCTCTTGAAGAAGTCGGCGGAGTTGACGACGATCTCCCTTATCATGGCGATGATCTTGATTTATCGATTCGGTTTCGTGAAGCTGGATACAAGCTTATCTGCAACCGAAGCGTGTTTGTTTATCATCATGGATTTAAGACGGGTCAACGTGAGTTTGGTTCTGAATGGAACTCAGCCACCATGACCGAGAAAACAAATCACCATCTCATCAGAAAACACGGTCTTAAAACTTTCATGAAGTATATTTTTAATCCTGTTGTTATTGATCCTAATGTTGGTTATCCGACGGATACTGAAGGTGATGTTTGCAGAAAATATGCACTCGGTGAAATTGTCGAGCTTGGATGCGGCGGACAGAAGACGGTAGAGAAATCTATCGGTTATGATATTGTTCCACGTGGAGAGTTTATTCCAGGACTTGCTGGTGTTAGGTCGGTTGCTGATTCAGTCACAGATATTAACGAACCACTACCAGTTGAAAACGAAAAGTTTGATACGCTCATAGCTCGTCATCTTCTTGAGCATCTCATCAATCCGATTAACGTTTTAAAAGATTGGGGCAGAATTGTTAAGAAAGGCGGACGAATGATTATCGCCGTTCCCAATCAAGAACTTAGAAATTCAATACCGATGAGCTACCAGCACGTCCATGCGTATACGCCAGACAGTTTGAAGACGATGATGGAAACTTTGGGTTGGCATACAGAAGTTATTGAAGATCCAAAAAATTCTGTTAGCTTGGTCGGAATATTTACGAAGAATGGGGTGAAATAATGGACTTCAATAAACCAAGAGTCGCTATTTTTTA